AGGAGCAGGAGCAGGAGCAGGAGCAGGAGCAGGAGCAGGAGCAGGAGCAGGAGCAGGAGGCCCCCCCGCTTCGCGGGTACCCCCCACGGCTTCGCCGCGGCCCAGCAAGCGCTGCCCTGACGACTTCGAGGTCCCCGCGGACGAGTGGCGAAAGCTCGCTGCCGAGTGCCCGCATGTCGACCTCGAGGCCGAGACCCGAGCGTTCAGAGACCACACCTTCGCCACGGCGAAGAGCGACTGGCTCGCGACCTGGCGGAACTGGATCCGCAAGGCCGGAAAGGACGCGAAGCCGCCGGCACGCGCCGCACCGCGCCAGACCGCCACCGACCGCGCCGTCGCCACCCTGGACGCCCTCACGGGCCGCAGCAACCGAGGACCGAACCATGACCCGAGACCCGAACCGCCGCTCGCCGATGTCGTTGACGTCGCCGCTCGCCACGTCGGCTGACGCCGTGCCGGATGCCTGGGTCGAAGACCTCTTCGGCCGGCTGCAGGCGATCCTCGGCACGGCCCTGGGCAACCTCTACGCCGGCGCGGACCCGGAGCTGGTGAAGGCGGAGTGGGCGCAGGCGCTGGTCGGCTTCAGCGGCGACGAGATCCGCCGCGGCCTCGCTGCGGTGCGCACGCGCCGCTTCGCGCCGAACCTGCCCGACTTCCTGCTGCTGTGCCGGCCCTCGCTGGACCCCGAGGTAGCGTGGGCCGAGGCCGAGCAGGGCTTCCTGGCGCTGCGCAACGGGAAGCGCTTCGACTGGTCGCACCCGGCCGTCTTCTGGGCCGGGCGCGACTTCGCCGCCGAGCTGAGGGTCAAGCAGTTCGCCGACGTGCGCAAGCGCTGGGAGCCCGCGCTGGCGCGCTGGTTCGCGGCCCGCGAGTACCGCCCGATCCCGGACCCGGAGGCGAAGCGGCTGCGTCAGGACGCGCAGCAGAGCATGGACGCCACCTTCGCCGAAGAGGCGAGGGCCCGGATCGTGGCCATCCGCGACCGCATGGCCGCGAGGTTCACCCGCCGAGACGATCCGGCCCCCCCGATGCCGGACAGCAACAGCGGCGAGCCGAGCGCCGAGCAGCAGGCGATGCTCAACGAGCGCAAGCGCGTGATGGACCGCGCGGTCTCGGAATACGCCGCCTCGCGCGGCATTCGGCTGTGACCGCCGCCACGGAGGCAGCGATGCACACGCACCAGCTCGACAACCACTGCTCGCTGCCGATGACGCGCAGCCCCGACGCCGAGCAGCGCGACTGCCCCAGCGGCACCGGCGTCGTGCTGGCCGTGCTCGCGGTGCTCAGCGTGTGGGCGCTGCTCGCCGCGCTGGGGGTGTGATGGCCGTCTTCATCGGAATCGACCTCGGCCTCGACGGCGCGATCGCTCGGCTCGAGCATCGCGGCGTCGCCGACATCGAGGACATGCCGACCTTCGCGCATTCCGGCAAGGGCATGGTCAAGCGCTCGGTCGCACCGGTCGAGCTGCTGGCCGCGCTGCGGCGCATGGTGCAGCCTGGCGAGAAGGCGACGGCGATCGTCGAGGAGGTGCACACCTTCCCGGGCAGGGTCAACTCCCCACAGTCCAACGGCTCGCTGATGGAGACGAAGGGCTGCGTGCGGGCGGTGCTGGCGCTGGCGGGCATCGAGACGGTCTGGGTGGACCCGCAGGCCTGGAAGGCGATGTACGGGCTGGGCAGCAGCAAGGATGCGTCGCTGGCCATCGCGCGGTCGCTGTATCCGGACGTGCAGCACCTGCTGAAGCGGCAGAAGGATCACAACCGAGGCGAGGCCCTGCTGCTGGCGCACTGGGGCCTGAGGAAACTGGCATGAAGCTGATCTCGTGGTTCTTCGAGAAGGTGGGGATGGGCCTCGTCGTGGTTGGGCTGTTCGTCTTCGCGATGTCCTCCAAGGCCAACCTGGAAGCGACGAAGCTCCTGTCGAAGGTGCTCAAGGACGCTGCCAATGCGAAGAGCTGACCATGCGATGCAAGGCGTGTGCGGATGCCGAACGCGAGCCGACGCGAGACGAGTTCCATCGTGGCTGCATGAGCTGCGAGGCGAGGGCGCTCGCATCGCTCGGCGCGCACGTCGAATCGCTCGAGCGCCGCTGCATCACGCCGCAGTACCGCGCTGCGCTCGAAGCTCTGTTCGGCGAGGCCTGGATGCAGGGCCACGAGCACGTGAAGCGATGGGCCGGCAAGATCACCAGCGCCGCCGCGCGGCGCAAGGAGAAGGCGACGTGATGCTCCGCGCTATGGACGAGACCCATAGTGTCTGCCTACGCCTGGGGGGTATGGGTCCTTCTGGAGGGGTAGGACGTGCGGGTAATTCGGCCCCCGCACTCGCGCTAGCGAGAGGGGATTCCAAACGGTTGTACCCCGCGGGCCCTTGCTGACGCCGAGGCATGCCACGGAAGGTGCCCAAACCACAGAAGGAAGTGCGCCGCGTGACCGGCGCCGAGCTGGCGCGCGAGCTCAATGTGCGCAGTCAGGGCATCTACAAGCTGATCAAGCGCGGCGTCATCGAGCGTGGCTCGGACGGCCTCATCGACGTCGAGCTGGCGAAGGTCGCGATCGCCACGCGAGTGCGCGCCAGCGGCAAGACGGCCGCCGCGGTGGTCTCGGCGCCACCGGTGGTCGCGAGCCAGTCGGTGCCGACGCCGAATCCCAGCCTCATCACCTACCAGACGGCCCGGGCCGAGCGCGAGGCGGAAGAGGCGCTGATCGCTCGGTCCAAGCGGCTCGAGCGGGATCACCTGCTCATCGACCGCAAGAGCACGCTGGCCGCGATCTCCACCGCTTTCCGACGCCTGCGCGACGACGCCATGCCGCTCGGGCGCCGCGTGGCCGCGCGCGTCGCGACCATGACCGATCCGCGCGACGTGCAGCAGCTGATCGACGACGAGCTGGCGCACATCTTCCGCACCTTCGCCGAGAAGACGCTGGCGTCGACGGTGGCAAAGCTGCCGAAGCCCCGCGGCGAGGACACCTCCAACCCACTGACCGAGGAAGCAGCGTGAGCGACCTGAATAACATCACCTACGTGCAGGCCGAGATCCAGGCCGCCGAGAAGCGCATCGAGCAGGAGTTGGAGCGCATCGCCTCGCTCGGCCAGTTCCGCGAGCTGTGGTGCGACATCAAGATCCAGACCTCCCGGGTGCTCAACTCGGTGGAGAGGGTCGAGAAGGTCGACGTCAAGATCCGGGCGGTGCTCTGAGGTAATGTCGAATCACTTTCAGCTGCCGCCTCTTCTCGAGGCAATGGCCCGGCAGGGCGGCACGGTCAGCGGCCGAGCAGTGCCCGACGATTTCTCGCGCGGATGGGGGAAGCATCCGTTCAAGGGGACCATCGCCCATCACTGGACGGCCGATCGGACTGCGGCTTTACCTGAAGGCGCCTACGGTCTGACGAGCGCCTGCGGGATGGTGACTGTCGCAACCAAGAGCGTTCCGCTGCTGGGCGCCGGAACCTTCGAGTACTGCCGACGGTGTGAGTCGGTCCTGCTGCGGGCGGCGACCTGATGGTGCCAACCGACGCCGAGGCCGAGGTCCTGCGCACGATCGCCGAGGCGATCCTGCCGGACCCCGAGCTGAAGCTCGACGAGTGGAGCGAAGAGCACGTCGTTATCCCCAAGGGCTCGGCGTTCTCCGGGCACTACAGCCTGCGCCACACCCCCTACGCGAGGCGCATCCTGCAGGCGCTGAGCCCCAGCCATCGCGCCTATCGCGTGGTGGCGATGGTGGCCAGCCAGATGCTGAAGACCCAGATCTTCATCAACGCCGCGCTGGGCTGGATCGACCGCGCGCCGGCCAACATCCTTGCGCTCGAGCCGAACGACAACCTGGTCAAGCGTCTGTCGGCCCGCTTCAGCAAGGCCGTCGAGAACTGCGAGCCGGTCAAGGAGAAGATCGCGCCGCCGCGCTCGCGGGACAAGCGCAATACGGTCGAGTCCAAGGAGTTCGACGGCGGCACGATCTACTTCGCCACGGCCGGCGCCGACACGAACCTCGCCGAGATCCCGGCCCGGTACATCTTCCTGGACGAGGTGGACCGGCCGGCCTGGCGCGGCCACGGCGCCGGCGAGGGCGACAAGGTGAAGCTGGCCGAGGCGCGGCAGACCACCTACGAGGGCATCGCGAAGGCCTACGAGGTCAGCAGCCCGCACCTGCTCGGCGAGTCAAAGATCCACCAGCTGTTCCTGCTCGGCACGCAGGAGCGCTACCACGTGCCGTGCCCGCACTGCGACCACCTGCACGAGCTGGTGCGCGAGAACTTCAAGTACGGCTTCGACCCGGAGACCGAGCGCGTCTCCTGGGCCCACTTCATCTGCCCCGAGTGCGGCGGCGTCATTGAGGAACATCACAAGTCGTGGATCCTGCTCGACGCCGAGCTGGGCGGCATGGCGCGCTGGGTTGCCGGTGCTGCTGGCGACGGTGAGACGATCAGCGTCACGCTCTCCGCCTACTACGCGCCGCCGGGCTCCATCACCTGGCTGCGCCTGGCGCGCGAGCTGGCCCTGGCGCTGCTGGCCAAGGAGCGCGGCGATGAGTCGCTGCTGCAGGTCTATACGAACACGCGCGAAGGCCTGCCGTACGCTGCGGGCGATGTCACCTCGACGGCCTCCGAGCTGCACAAGCGCGCCATCGCGGAGAAGCTGCCGGCCCGGGTGGTGCAGGAACAGGCGCTGGTGCTCACGATGTTCGTCGACACCCAGCCCAACCGACTCGAGGCCACCATCCAGGCGTGGGGCCCCGGGCTCGAGGGCTGGATCGTCGATCACGAGGTGCTGTGGGGTGCGCCGATCGACGATCCGCAGTCCGAGTCGTCGGTTTGGGCGAAGCTGGATGCGCTGCGGGCGACGCCCTTCGTTCATGCCTCCGGCGCTCTGATCCGGATCTCCTGCTACGGCATCGATGCCGGCGGTGCCAACACCCAGGATGTCTACAACTACGGCGCCCAGCGCAGGCACGTCGGCTGCGTCGTCACCCGCGGCGAGAACCTGCCGAACCGGCCGATCATCGCCTCCAAGCCCAACCGGTACGACATCGACTGGCAGGGCAACCGGGTCGAGAACGGCGGCGAGTACTGGCGCATCGGCACGGACACCGCGAAGGACCACATCTTCAACCGGCTCGGCCTCGAGCGCGGGCCCGGCGCCTACCACTGGCCCGCGAGCTACGAGCTCGAGCGTTTCGAGCAGCTGCTCGCCGAGAAGCGCGTCACCGCGTACGTGCGCGGCAGGGCGGTGCGCAAGTACGTCAAGCCCAACGGCGTGCGCAACGAGCAGCTGGACACGCACGTCGGCAATCTCGCGATGGCGCACTACCTCGGCCTGCACAAGTGGACGAACGCCGACTGGGCCCGCCTGCGCCGGAACATCGTCGGCGCACGTGCTGCCGAAATCGCCACCGTTCCTGTTCCAGCCGATCCCGTCTCGCCTTCGAGCGCTCCCGTCCCGCCTGGAACGCCTCCCGTCCCGCCGAAGCCGCCTTCTGTTCCACCGCCTGCACCAGCACCAGCACCCGCACCGGCGCCCGCGCGCCGCGTGCTCTCTCGCGGCCTGCGCCGCTGACCACCATGACCTCCGAACCCGCATCCACCATCACGACCGAAGACCAGGGCGAGGAAGAGCGCCTGGACATCAGCGGCATGGAGATGGACGACCTGTGCTGGCGCTGGGCCGCCTGGTCGCGCTCCCGGCGCTTCCTCGGGCCGCCGCCGATCGCACCGGGCATCCTCGGCAAGCTCACGTCCAAGGGCACCGGCGCCAGGCGAGGCGGGCCGCCGGACACGAAGCTCAGCGCCGAGCTGCACGCGATGAATCTGGCCATCGCGGCGCAGCCCAAGGACGTGTCCCGGCGCGTGTTCGAGCTGCACTACGTGCACGCCGTCGGCAACGTCAAGTCGGCTGCCGACCTGCTGGGGATCAGCCGTTCAGCGTGGTACCGGCACCTCGGCGACTTCAGGCAGCGAGCCTGGATCGCCCACCGACAGATCATGGAGGCCGACCGGGCTGCGCTTGATGCGCTGCCCTCGGCGGAAGGCCTCGTCGCTGACGACTCGGAGTAGTGTCCCGAAAAAGCGGGACAAAAAACATGAGCGCGCGTGAGACAGAAAGGCCCAGAATTCGCCCCAATTCGGCTAGTGGCTGAACTGCGCCCGTAGCGCAGCGAGTCGCCCGCCAATCCGTTCAGTCCCCCTGAGCCCCGAGTACCGCAAGGTGCCGGGGCTCTTTCTTTGGAGCCTCCCGGTGCCCGACGCCCTCAGCCTATCCGCCAAGCGCAGCGGCAGGCTGGATGCCGCCGTGGCGCAGCTGCGCGACATCCCGGAGCGCGTCATCCCGTACGCGGCGAACGGTGCGATCAACATCGTGCTGTCGCGCGCGCGGCGCGACATCCAGGCCGAGATGCCGCGGGTGTTCGACCGGCCCAACGCCTACACGCTGAACAGCCCGCGGGTCATCGACTCCAAGCGCGAGACGCTGACCGGCCGCGTGTTCGTGAAGGACGACGCCGCGAACAACGGCACCCGGCCCGAGGACTATCTGCTGCCCAACGTCTTCGGCGGCGGCCGCAAGGAGAAGCGGTTCGAGCGCAACCTGCGCTACGCCGGCATCCTGCGCGAGGGCTGGCGCGTCGTGCCGTCGACCGAGGCCAAGCTCGACAGCTTCGGCAACATCCCGCGTGGCGAGATCCAGCGGATCCTGACCGCGGTGCGCGCGTCGTTCGACCGGTACCAGAACCGCTCCGACAGCGCGCGAAGCCGCCGCAACGCGCGCAACGCCCCGTACTTCGTCGCCGGCCTGGACCGCATCTCCATCGTCGGTGGCGAGCAGGTCGTCACGCGCAGCAAGCTGCAGCCGGGCATCTACCGGCGCGACGGCCGCGGCATCAAGCCCGTCTTCGTCTTCGTGAAGAAGCCGCCGCAGTACCGGCAGCGCTTGGACTTCGCCCGCGTGGTCGAGGCCCGCGCCGACGCCGACTTCGTTCCCGAGTTCGTCCGGCTGGCGAACGCCATCACCTCCAAGCCACGATGACACGCGACGAGCTGCAGGCCCGCCTCACCGCCTACCTGGCGGCCGAGGCCAAGATCCTCCGCGGGCAGGAGTACACGATCGGGCAGGGCCAGACCGCGCGCCGCATGCGCCGGGCCGACCTCTCGGAGGTGCGGGCCGAGATCAAGGACCTGCAGCGCCAGATCGACGACATCGACAACGCGGCCGCCGGCCGCCGCCGCGTGCTGTACGCGCGGCCGATGAACTGAGGCGCCGGCGATGGCGATGAACCTCATCGATCGGGCCATCGGCTACTTCTCGCCGCGGCGCGGCATGAGGCGCGCCATGCAGCGCAGCGCCTTCGAGGCGTTCTCGGGTCAGGGCCTGGACGGCGCCGGCCAGAGCCCGATGAACGGCCGCTGGTTCGTCCCGCCGCGCAGCGCGGATGCCGACATCGTGCGCGGCCTGCGTCGCCAGCGCGGCGAGTCGCGAGAGCTGCGCCGGCTCAACCCGATCGCCGCTGGCGCGATCGAGTCCAACCTCACGCGCGTCGTCGGCACAGGCCTGCAACCGGTGCCCGAGCCGGACGCGGCCGTCCTCGGCTGGTCGGACGACCAGGCGGCCGAGTGGAAGGCCAACACGATCCGCGAGTTCTCGCTGTTCGCCGACAGCAAGGAGTGCACGCTCGACAGGCAGCAGACCTTCTACGAGCGCCAGGAGCTGGTGCTGGGTTCTCGCCTTGAGAGCGGCGACTGCTTCACCATCCTTCCGGACGGCGAGCCCACCGCCACGCAGCCGTATCGGCTGCGTCTGCAGCTGATCGAAGCGGATCGCTGCGCCAACCCCTTCGGGAAGGCCAACGACCTGGACGTGGTGGAGGGAGTGCGACTGCGCAACGGCGCGCCGGTGGGCTACCACATCCTCGACCAGCACCCGGGCGGCCTGCTCGTCACCGGCAGCAAGAGCTTCGAGGGCCGCTGGTACGACGCCTTCGGCACGAGCGGCCGCCGGCAGATCCTGCATCACTACCGGCCCACGCGGCCGGAGCAGACGCGCGGCGTGCCGTACCTCGCGCCCGTCATCCAGGCCATCAAGGACCTCGGGCGCTACACCGAAGCGGAAATCTCCGCGGCGGTGGTGTCGGCCTTCTACACCGTCTTTATCGAGCAGGACGGGGCCAGCAAGCCCGCGCCGGTGTTCGGCATGGACGGCACGAACACCGGCCAGCCGCCGGCCGGCGAGAACGACACGGTGCCGCCCAGCGGCGACGAGTTCGAGATGGGCCCCGCCGCGGTCATCGGCCTCGGCAAGGGCGAGAAGGCGGTGTTCGCCAACCCGCAGCGGCCGAACACGGCCTACGACCCCTTCGTGATGAGCATCCTCACGCTCATTGGCGCCGGCCTCGGCATCCCGGTCGAGTTGCTGACCAAGAAGTTCAACGCCAGCTACAGCGCCAGCAAGGCCGCGCTGCTCGACGCCTGGCAGCACTTCCGCACCGAGCGCGCTTGGCTGGTGCTGAGCTTCTGCCAGCCGGTCTACGAGACGTGGATGGCCGAAGCCGTGTCGATCGGCCGCATCAAGGCGCCGGGCTTCTTCCGCGACCCGCTCATCCGCTGGGCCTACACCCGCGCCGCGTGGCACGGCGACAGCCAGGGTTCGATCAACCCGAAGGACGAGGTCGCCGCCTACCGCGACGCGATCGACGGCCGGCTGATGACTCACGAGCGCGCCGAGTGGGAGCTGTTCGGCTCGGACTGGACGCGCACCTTCCCGACGAAGAAGCGCGAGCTGCAGATGCTGGACAAGGCCGGCATGCAGCCGGTGCCCAAGGCCGGCGCGGCCACGCAGCCGAAGCAGCAGGGCACCGCCGATGCGCCGGCACAGCCGCAGGCCTCCGCCGAGCTCAGCGAGGCTGCCAAGGCCATGCAGCAGCAGGCCGAGACGTCCAAGGCGCTGCACCAGCGGGTCGAGGCTCTCGCGCGCGAGCCGGTGAAGGTCGACGTGGCGATCACGAACGAGCCGATCCAGATCCAGCTGCAGCAGGAGCCGACGCACGTCGTCATCGAGCAGGCCGACCAGCACCTGCACCTCCTTCAGGCTCCCGCCCCTGCGCCAGCGGTCCAGGCACCTGCGGCGCATCAGCCGCAGGCCGCGGATCGGCCTTGCCGGCTGATCGCAATGCGCGATCCGGTCACCGGATTGGCCCGCGAGTACCTGAAGGTGCCGATCGAGCCGATCGACTCGGCCGCCCCTTCCGCCGCCGGCGCGCCCTACGGGCACCGGATCGTCCCAGTGCGCGACCAGGAGAGCGGACTGGCTCGCGAGTACCTGAAGCTGCCACTGACGGCCCCGGTGAACCTCGCCGAGGTCATGTCGCAGTCGTCCGCCGAATCCATCCCCTGAAAGGATCACCTCACCATGTATACCGACCTGGCACGCAACAACATGCTCGATGGCATCGGCGCGACGCACCTGTCCGCGCACACCGCCTACAGCGCCACGGGCGCCAACGAGGTCACGGGCGGCAGCCCGGCCTACGCGCGCAAGGCCGTCACCTACTCGGCGGCGGCCAGCGCGGCCAAGGTTGCAAGCACGAACCCGGTGTTTGACATCCCAGCCGGCACGACCGTGCGCTTTATCGGCTTCTGGACCGGGCTCGCCGGATCGTTCCTCGGCATGATCGCCAACGGCGGCAGCGAGAACGAGTTCAAGGTCGATCCGGCGACGGACGTTTTCACCGTGCCCGCCCACGGCTACGCGGACACGCAGAAGGTCGTCTTCTACGGCGACACGGTGCCCGCGGGTCTCACCGAGGGCACGGTCTACTTCGTGCGCGACTCCACGACGAACACGTTCAAGGTGGCGGCCACTTCGGGCGGCACCGCGATCGACATCACGGGCGAGCCGGGGCGCAAGTGCGTGGTGTCGGCGATCGTCGAAGAGGCGTTCGGCGCGCAGGGCACGCTGACCGTCAACTCGCAGACCCACCGTCTGGACGCCTAACCAGGAGCCACGACAATGAGCCTCTGGACCTTCTCGCGCGGCTCGCACGCGCAGTCGCTCACAGTTGCGTCCGCGGTGATCAACGTTCCCGCCGGGCGCATGCTGCGCTTCATCAGCGGCAGCGTCGTCGGCATGGCGAGTGCGGCGGTTGCCGGCGCAGAGTTCGGCATCTACCTGGCCAGCGCCAACGGCTCGGGCGGCTCGCCGACCTCGATCACGCCGAAGCCGGTGGACCCGAACGCCGACGGACTCTCGGTGCCAAGCGGCTTCAGCATCGTCTACGGGTACACGACCGAGCCGACGCTCGAGTCGGATCCGAAGGCGCGCCTGCGCTTCCAGCCGCTGGGCGGCCGCGACTGGCTTGTGGCGGTGCCTGGCGCCGAGCTCGAGTTCTGGAAGTCGACGGCCTACCAGGTGGCGCTGCGTGGCATCTCCGGCACGCCGAACGTGGCATTCGACTTCACCGTCGAGCTGAAGCCGTAGGGGCGGCGCAGTGCTCAGGCGTCCGCTGCGAATGCCGCGCATCGCTGGGCGGCCTCGATTCATCGCCAAGTCGGGCGTCCTCGTGCCCGCCGCCACCGGCCTGATTTTCCCGAGCAACGGCGATTCGGGTGGGAGCGGATGGTTCAGCTTCACGGGCGGCAACGTCCTGCAACTGTCGCCGGCGACGATCATCTTCCGAGTCAACCCTCGCCAGCAGACCGGCTACTACACGACGTTCTTCAACGGCCGCGGCGATGGCTCGTTCTCTGGGACGTACGACTACTACGGCGCGCACCTGTACCCGCAGGGAACGCCTGGGTCCAGTGGCACGGTGCACAACTGGGAGATCTCGGCCATCGGAAGCGACTGGATCGTCGACGACAACGGGAATTCGACCGTCGGCACCAAGGGCGTCTGGTACACGCAGGCCGTGCGCGTGCGCGACGTGGGCAGCACCAGCATCGTCCAGTTCTTCTACAACCTGCCGGATCTGACCAAGGTCATCACCAAGGACCTCGGCGGCCTGCTGACGCCGTACTCTGGAACGAAGGCCTTCACCGTCGGCGATGCGCCGTGGAACCCGAACGCCGAACGGCTGAGCGGCACTTTCCGCGGGCTCCAGAAGTACGCGGCCTACCTGGGGGATGCGGACATGCTGGCCGAGGCCGCGAACGACAGCATCGACTCGCCGCAGACCTCGGCCGGCGCTTCCTCGGTCTGGTACATGAACCAGAACCCGACGCCGACCGACATCAGCGACAAGTCGGGCGCTGGGCACAACCCGGCATTCATCGACGCCAGCCGGCCCACCCTGTACACGGCCTGATCCATGGCGCTGCCAGTCACCGATCTCTGGTCGAGCGGAACGACGCAGGGCGTCGCGGCCTACGGGCCCTACGCCGTGCTCGAGGGCGGGTTCAACGTCATCAGCGGTTCGCCCGGGCTCGAGATTACGAGCGGCGCCTACAACACCCTCCGGCGCACCGGCGAGACGTTCAACGCTGCGCAGTTCTCGCAGGTGGTCATCACCGCCGGCCAGATCAGCACGGGCATCTATTGCGGCCCGGCGGTGCGCTGCCAGTCGGGCGCGAACACGAGCTACCACGCCGAGACGAACGGCTCCGACTACTACGTCTCGAAGTGCGTGGCCGGCACGCAGACCGTACTGGCGGGGCCGATCACCCTGTCGACCGCCGCCGGCGACGTGTTCCGCATCGAGATCGACGAAGTGGCGACGGTCACGACGATCTCGGTCTACAAGGCCCTGGCCGCGTCGCCGACCAGCTTCTCGTTGCACGCGGCGTACACCGACACGGCGTCTCCGATCACGGCCGCGGGCGACGCTGGTGTCTTTGGCTACGGCAGCACGCCGGGAACCAGCGTCGTTGGGACCTGGACGGCCGGCAACCTGTCGACCGCCACGGCCGAGCAAGAAGGCTTCCGCTTCGGGGTCGACGACGGCAGCGAAAGCGCGCACACCTGGGCGCAGGCGCAGGACACGAACGACACCGTCTCGGTCGGCACGGCGCGCTTGATCCGTGCGCTCATCAACGGCTCGGGAGACCTGCCGGCGACGGCCTACACACTGCGCTACCAGAAGAACGGCGCGGGTGGCTACGTGCCGGTGCCGGTCGGCTCTGGCAATCCGACGACGATCGGCGCGCCGGCGTTCAACGGGGTTGGCGCAGGCGCCAACGCCACCACCAGCAGTGGCTCGCTGAACGTCAGCTACCCGTCGATGACGGGCGCGACCAGCGACACGGCGCTCTACCTGGTGGTCACCGGCAGGCACAGCACGGCCGACACGGCACCCACCGTGCCAGGCGGTTGGACGCTCGTCGGCGAGCTCGAAGGCGGCACCGGCACGTTCGGCGCCGATGCCGGAACGCGCCGTGTGAGCGTGTACAGGAAGGACACCGTCACCGGCTCGGAGAGCGGGACCATTGCTGTCAGCTTCGGCGGCACCACTTCTTCGACGACGTACGCATCGATCGTGCGCGTCGACCCTCCGAGCGCGGGCTACGTCCTGTCGCAAACCTCGACCACGGGGCAGGACACCTCGGCTGGCACGGCGGTCAGCATCGCCGGCAGCGCAAGCCTCGACTACGACGCGGCCGGTGACCTCCTGCTGGTTTGCCATGCGTCGCCGAGCGACACCGGCGGCGTCGTCAACTCGCCGTCTCTGACCGCCAGCGGCTCGACGTTCGGCTCGCTCACTTCTCAGGCAAGCATCGCGGTCACTGGTGGCAACGATCACCGGCATGTGATCTACAGCGCCGTCGTCACGGCGGCAGGTTCGGCTGCTGCGCCGACGTTCGCGTACACGGCAAGCGGCACCAACTCCGGCAACGCGAGCGGCCCGGCCGTCTTCCTGCGTATTCGCGCCACGCTGCCTGCGGTCACGAACCAGATCTTCATCGACGCATCCGCCAACATCGCCGCCGGAGGCGAAGCGACGACCGCGCGGCTGACGGCGCCGAGCGGCAAGAGCACCAGCGACTTCGTGACCGGGCGTCGCTGGGACGACGAGAACGGCGCGGACTCGATCGACCTGACGATCGACGACTACACCGAGCTCGAGTGGCGAATCACCACGCAGACCCCGGCGGCTGACGGCGACTACTTCGACTTCCGCGTCTATGCCGGTTCGGCCGCATTCAACACCTACACGGTCACGCCGCGGCTGACGCTGGGATCCGCGGCGGTCGACATGCCGCCGCAGCTGACGCCAGAGCCGCAGGCCGCTTTGCTGATCGACTCCGTTGCGCTGCTGGGAGCGGACTGGTCGGTCAACGTTTCGGGGATCGTCAGCACGCTCGGGCCGGCCAGCAGCACCGGCGCAACCGGTCGCGCTGGCGCCCGGGGTGACTCCACAGCCGCGCACGGTGCACCTACGGTCGCTTCAGGCCGCGCAGGCGCACTAGGTGGTGCGCCATTCCTGAAGGAGAGCCCGTCGGCGGCCAGCGGCCGTGTCGGCGTGCGCGCGGAAGTCGACACCGTCAAGGCAGCTGCCGCCGAGTCTGAAGGCCGCTTGGCCGGTCGCGGAAGCGTCGTGTCGGCCGAGGGCGCGGTGCATGTCGCAGCAGGACGTCTTGGCGCGCGTGGCAGCGCCGCCACGATCCCAGCCTTCGGAGTCGTCACCCAGGCGACCGGCCGAGCCCGCGTCGTTGGTGACGCGACCTCTTCGAAGATCGTGCCTTTGGGCGCTGCGGGCCGCGCCGGTGCTACTGGTTCGGCGCTGGCAGCGAAGGGCTCTGCAGGTGGATCCGACGGGCGCGCTGGTCCGCGAAGCGAGGCCATTGCCAGCAAGTCGGTGTTGCACGGAGCCAGCGGCAGCTTGGCCGTTCGCGGCGCAGCGCTGGCTGCCGAGGGAGCCGTCCACTCGGCGACCGGCCGGATCGGCGCTCGTGCGAGCGTCTCGACCGCAGCAGCCTTCGGGGCCACGACCGTCGCCGGCGGTCGAGTCGGGGCGCGAGGGTCATCGTCGAGCGCCAAGGCCACCGCGGGCGCCGCGAGCGGCCGCGCCTGCGCGCTGTCCGACACGTCGCTGGCGAAGGCGATCTACCTCGCTGCGTCCGGCCGGATCGGCCTGCGTGGCCTGGTGGACACCAGCGGCATCCCGCCAGTCGAGACGACAGCAGGCGGGCGGCTTGGTGTGCGTGGGGAGGCGATCACGGTGCTGGGTGGCACCTCTAGCAGCGGCACCGGCACCGGTGGTGTCGGCCGCCTCGTCACGCCCTCGTACCGCATGCAGCCGCCGCGCCGCAAGCGCCGGCCAGGCGAAGACCAGCAGCAAGTCGGCACGGCCGTCGATCTGGCGCCCGGGCCGCTCGCTGGCACCGCGGCCGCCGCCCCCGCGCCGGCGCCCATCCAACCGGCCGCCGAGGTCGATCGCTGGCGCCTCGCGCGCGAGCAGGACCTCGAGTTCGAAACCAAGGTGCTTCACCTCGTCTAGGACCGACCCATGAGCGATCACATCGTGACCGTCACCCGCTCGAACCCCGCCGCCGCGCGGGGTTCGTCGTCTCTGGACCCGCGCGTGCACGGCGGCCCGCTGCGGCTCGCCGATCTCGTCGAGGGCTACTGGGCGATCACCGACGCCATGTACGACGAGATCCAGTCGATCTACGCCGCCCACATGCGCGGCGAGAAGATCGACCTCAAGGGCGTCGAGGCCAGGCTCGGCCGGCCGCTCGCGAACGAGCGCCGCTCGTACACGGTTCACGACGGCGTGGCCTTGTTCTCCATGTCGGGTGTCATCGGCCCGAAGGCCAACCTGCTGATGGAGATCAGCGGCGGCACCAGCGCGCAGCTGCTGCGCAACGAGATCATGACCGCGGCGCAGGATCCGAAGGTCAAGGCCGGCATCCTCTACGGCGACACGCCGGGCGGCAACGTGCTGGGCATCGCGGAAGGCGCCGCGGCGTGGAAAGCCTTCGCCGAGCAGAAGCCGGCCGCGACCTTCAGCGACGGCATGCTGGCCAGCGCCGGCTACTGGTGGGGGTCCGCGGCCTCGCGGGTCTACATCTCGGGGCCGATGGTCAACGTCGGCAGCATCGGCGTGCGCACCGAGCACGTCGATACCTCGATGGCCGAGGCGCAGCGCGGCGTGAAGCGCACCATCATCAAGGCCGGGCGCTACAAGGCCGCCGGCGACGGGCCGCTCGACCCGAAGACCCTCGAGTACAAGCAGGCGCAGGTCGACTACCTGTACAGCCTGTTCGTCGACGCGGTGGCCGCAAACCTCGGTGTCGATGTCGAGACCGTGCTGCAGGACATGGCCGACGGCCGCGTCTTCATCGGCCAGCAGGCGATCGACGCTGGCCTGGTGCACGGCTTCACCAGCCTCGAGGATCTGCTCGCGCAGATGGCCGAGGACCCGGAGGCCGTCGCGCCCATCCGAACCCAGGCGAACGCCGCCATGCCGCCCAAGCGGAAGGCCAGCGCGGTCGTGAGCCTGCCCCCCGCAGCCAGTGCCGCCGGTGCCGCGGCGCGGGCTGCGGACTCCCCGCAAGACGAGCCGGTGCCGCCCGTCGACTCCACCACCACACAGCAGGAGAACTCCATGCCGGAGAACCTCACGCGTGAATCGTTCGAGCGCGACCACGCGGCCCTCTACGGGCAAATCCGCTCCGAAGCCATGGCCGCCGGCGCGCAGCAGGAACGCGAGCGCATCCAGGCCGTGCGCGCCCAGGTGCTGCCGGGCCACGAGGCCCTCATCGAGCAGCTGGCCTTCGATGGCAAGACCACGGGCCCCGAGGCCGCCGTCGCGGTGCTGAACGCGGAGCGCGGCGTCGTCGCCGGCGCCGCGGCCGCGCACCGCAGCGACGCGCCGCCGGCCGCGCCCAGCGGCGCCAAGGGCACGCAGGCGCAGGAAGAGGCCGAGGCCAAGCCCAAGGGTGCCGTCAAGGCGGTCATCGACCGCATGAAGGTCTACGGCGCGCTCAACAAGCGCCCGACGACCGCCTGAGCACCTGAACCAACCCAAGGAGAACCAACATGGTTGCCAAGACCGCCAACCTCGGCGCCGGCTCCGCGATCAAGAGCGAAGCCAACGGGGACCTGTCGCGCGAGATCGTCACCATCGTGTCCGGCTCGGGCAAGCTGCCCGCGAACATGGTGCTCGGCAAGATCACCGCCACCGGCAAGTACAAGCCGTACGACGACAACAACACGGACGGCTCGGAGACCGCGGCCGCGATCCTCGTCTACGACGTGGACGCCACCAGCGCCGACGTGCAGGCCCTGGTGATCTTCCGCCTCGCCGAGGTCTTCCAGAACCGGCTGCAGTGGGCCTCGACCGTGGCCGCCGGCGAGAAGACCACCGCCTACGCGGACCTCGCCGCGGCCGGGAAGCTGATCGTCATGCGCACCTGAGCGCCGACGAGAGCCTGACCAACCAACACCACAAGGATCATCATCATGATGAACAACGACGACGGCTTCACCCTGTCGGAGATGACCGCGGCGATCAGCGAGATCCCGCACGTTCCGACGATGCTCGGCGATGACGGCATCTTCGAGTACAAGGGCGTCACGCAGCTCACCGTGCAGGTCGAGAAGCAGGGCACCACGCTCGCGCTGATCGCCACCAAGGCGCGCGGCGGCCCCGGCGGCGAGATCGGCCGCACGAACCGCAACATGCGCCCGTTCAACCTGGTGCACCTGCCCCTGGACGACAAGATCCTGGCGGACGAGGTGCAGGGCGTGCGCGAGTTCGGCAGCGACAACTCGCCGCTGCCGCTCGAGACGCGCCGCACGGAAGTGATGACGCTGGGCAAGCAGCGCTTCGACATCACGATGGAGTGGTACCGGGTCGGCGCGCTGAAGGGCATCGTGTACGACGCCGACGGCACCTCGGTGCTGCACAACTTCTTCACCGAGTTCGGCGTCACGCAGCAGGTGATCAGCTTCGAGCTGGACGTCACCGATACCGAACTTCGCTCCGTGTGCGACACGGCGCAGGAGCTGATCGAGGACGAGCTCGGTGGCACGCCCTGGACCGACATCAGCGTCTACTGCGGGCGCAACTTCTGGAAGTCGTTCATCACGCACAAGAGCGTGAAGGAGACCTACCTGGCGCAGGTGCAAGCCTCCCAGCTGCGAGGCGATCCGCGCCTGCAGGTCGAGTTCGGCGGCATGACCTTCAAGAAGTACCGCGGCGCCGCCGGCGGCAGCCAGATGATCGGCGCCGACGAGGCCTACATCGTGCCGCGCGGTGTGCCCGGACTGCTGCTCGGCCGCTTCGGCCCGGCCGACTACATGGAGACCGTCAACACCGTCGGCCTCCCGCTGTACGCCAAGGGCATCCCGATGCGCAACGGCAAGGGGTGGGACATCGAGATGCAGTCCAACCCCATCCACCTGCTGACCCGTCCGCGCGCGGTCATCAAGGCCACGCTGACCTGATCGCAGGGAGCGAGCCGTGGTGGAAGACGACCTGAGCGACTTCTTCGACGAGGACGATTTCGCCATCCAGGTGACGCGCGTGCGGCAGGCCGCCGCCGACGTCACCTTCGTGGCGATCCTCGGCCTCACCGAGGAAGACGCGCTGATGGGTCGCGCGACCGCCGCGGATCGAGTCCTGCACTGGCCAACGGGGCCGGACGTGCGGGAGGGAGACACGATCGTCGTCGCGGTACTGGGCCCGCTGGCTGTGCACAACGGCAGCTACAAGGTCCAGGAGCCGCGGCGCATCAACGACGGCGCCGAGTGCGCCTGCTACCTGCAGAAGGTCAGCGCGTGAGCCAGAGCATCCCGTTCCAGGTGTCCGCGGCGATCGTTGCCGCGCTCAAGGCTGAGCTCGAGCCGGGTGTCGCGGTGTTCGACAACCCGACCAGCCCGGCCGGGCTCGGAGATGGGCCGCGCGTGGTGTTCGTCGAGGACGCTGACGACGACCTCTTCAACAAGCCCGGCCAGGCCGAGGGCCGCACCTGCGGCTTCATCGTCGGCGTCATCAACCGTTCCGACGCAGGGCGCGCCGGGGCGGATGCCGACATGCAGCTGGTGAAGCCCATCGTCACTGCCGCGGCGCGCGGCATCTGCAAGAGCCTGGCAGACGCCAAGGCGATCACCGTCTTCAACTACCCGCGCGAGACCCGGCGCACCTACCGGCACGAGCACATCGATGTCGAGGGTGCGCTGATCCTCACCCGCTTCGAAATCGACTACCGCCTACCGGCCCCGCGGCCGGCGGCGGCCTGACACCCCACTTCACAGGAGCCAGACATGGCACTTTCCACCGCGCAAGGCTTCATCGGAGCCGGCGACCTCTACGCTGCGCTGATCGCGTCCGACGGCTCGATCGGCGGCTACATCGACTTCGGCAACACCACCAAGCTCGGCATCCAGCCGGCCTCGGAGATCAAGGAGCAGAAGAGCAAGAAGCGCGACAGCTACGGCCAGGTGCTGGAGACCGTCGCGCTGCAGGACACCGCCACGCTGTCGGCCGTGCTCGAGACGGTCAACCGCGTCGGCCTGCGCTACGCCTTCATGGGCGAAGACGCGGCCTACTCGCAGACCTCCGGGACCGTCACCGACGAGGCCACGATCGCGAAGCTCGACGGCTGGGTGCGCCTCGCCAACGAAGAGGTCAGCTCCTTCGTCCTGACCAACTCCGGCGCGTCGGTCACCTACGTGCTCGGCACCGACTACCTGCTCAACACCCGGCTGGGCATGTACAAGGCCATCATCGGCGGCGCCATCACCGACGGCCAGGCGCTGCTGGCCGACTACTCCAAGGCCGCGTTCACCGGTGCTGCGATCCGCGGCAACGTCAAGCCGCAGATCCGCGCGCGGCTGCTGCTCGACGGCAAGAACCTGGTCGACGACAGCATCGGCATCCTCGAGGTGTGGGAAGGCGTGCTGAGCACCAGCTCGGAGTTCGACTGGTTCTCCGACGACTGGAACACCGTCGAGCTGCAGGGCCGGCTGAAGACGCCGGCCGGCAAGACCGAGCCGTTCGTCTTCAAGGCCCGCTGATCCCGGGCACACCAGCAGACGGGCCGGCCGCGCGAGCGCCGGCCCGTTCCTCTTTCGACCGCTGACCCCAGACGAGCGACATGGCGACCGGCCCACGCATCCGATACGACATCGAGGCGCGCGCCGCTGGCGCGGCCGACGTGGAGAAGCTCGCCCAGGAGTTCCAGAAGCTCGACGGCGCCTTCCCCGACACCCTTTCCGACAAGGTTCGCCAGGCCTCTGCAACGCTCGGCGAGCTTGGCAAGCAGCAGGCCGCGATAGATGCGTTCACGCGCATCAGCGCCCAGGCCGAGCTGGCTAAGCAGAGCCTCGAGAACGCGCAAGCTGCGGCCCAGAAGTTCAACGAGAAAATCTCGGCGAGCGGGCCGCCCACTGCTGCGCAGTCGGCTCAGCTGGGCAAGTTGAACGACCAGGTCAAGTCGGCCTCCGATGCGTTCACTCGCCAGTCGGAATCGCTGTCCAAGGCGGCGTCCGGTCTGCGCGAGTTCGGCATCAGTGAGAACCAGCTTAAGCAGGTCAGCGCGGAGCTCGCGTCGCAGGTTGGCAAGACCACCGAAACCCTGCAGCGCCTGGTTTCCACCGGTGGCAGCGCCACCGGCTTCCAGCAGCTGGTGCGCGAGACCGATGCAGCGCGCCAGCGCATGCAGGAGACGGCTCGCGCTGCCGAGCAGCTCGCCGCCGAGCTGCAGGGCGTGCAGCGCCCGACCGACGGCGAGGCCGCGAAGCTGCGCGAGCTGCGCGCCGCGGCCGACACCGCGCGCGCCGACTTCGAGCGGCTACAGCAGACCACCGTCGAGCAGGGCCTCGCGCTGCGCCAGGCAGGCGTCAACACCGAGCTGCTCACCGCCAAGACGCGCGAGGCCGCCGCGGCCCAGCAGCAGGCCTCCGCGGCCGCGCAGCGCGGCGCCAACGCCTACACCGAGCAGGGCGCCGCGGCGCAGCGCGCAGCCACCCAGCAGACCGCCGCGGCGACGAACGTGCGGCAGGGCCTGGAAGGCATCGCCGGCCAGCTGCGCAGCATCCAGGCGCTCGCGGCCACGGTGCTCGGTGGCCAGCTGCTCTCCGGCACCATCGGCGACATCGCGCGCACGGCGGACGCCTACTCGAACCTCGAGGGCCGCATCAAGCTGGTGACGGGCGAGGGCGCCGCGCTGCGGCAGGCCTTCGACGGAGTGTTCGACGTGGCGCTGCGCACGAACAGTGCCGTGGAGGGCACGGGCACCCTGTTCGCGCGCATCGCGCAGGCCAGCAAGGATCTCGGGCTAAGCACGTCGGAGGCCTCGGCGCAGGCCTTGCAGCTCACCGAGACGATCAACCAGGCGATCCAGGTCAGCGGCGGCACTGCGCAGGCCGCGGACGCAGCGGTGACGCAGCTTATCCAGGCGCTGCAGTCCGGGGTGCTGCGCGGCGAGGAGTTCAACTCCGTCATGGAGCAGGCGCCGCGCCTGGCGCGCGCGCTGGCCGACGGGCTGGGCGTCACCACCGGCGAGCTGCGCAAGCTGGCCGAGGCCGGCACGCTCACGTCCCAGACGGTCATCAACGCGCTGCGCGGCCAGTCCGAGGCGCTGCAGCGCGAGTTCGAGCAGCTCCCGCCCACCGTCGGCCGGGCGCTGCAGACACTCTCGGTCGAGTGGACCCGCTACGTCGGCGAGGTCGACCGGGCCAACGGCGTCAGCCGCAGCGCGGCCGAGGCGATCACATCCCTCGCGCGCAACCTCGACACCGTGGGCACCGCCCTCGCGGTGGCCGGCAAGGCCGCGGCGGCGTACCTCGCGATCGACCTGGCGAAATCGCTCTACTCGCGCGCCGCGGCCGCCGCGGCTGCAGCGGCTGCGCAGCAGACCGAGACGGCGGCCGTCTCCAGCTCGACCGCGGCGCTGGGCACCAACACCGCCGCGCTCGGCGCCAACACGGCCGCCAAGGCGGCGAACACCGCCGCGACGGCGGCGAACAGTGCGGCCAACGCGGCAGGCGCGCTGGCGTGGGGCTCCGTCGAGCGCAACGTGCGCCTGGGCGGCGCCGCCGCGGCGGAGGCCGCCACCAAGACCGGCGCGCTGGGCACGGCCTTCGGGCTCGCGCGCGGCGCTGGCTCGGCGCTGCTCGGCGCGATCGGTGGCCTGCCGACCGTGCTGCTCGGCGTGGCGCTGAACGCGCGCGAGATCGGCACCTGGCTCGGCGAGAGCGCGGCCAAGATGCTCGGCGCCAAGGACCGCTCGGAAGAGCTGGCCAAGGCCGACGCCGAGCTGGCGCGCCGCAGCCGCGAGGTCGCCGCCGCCAAGGCCGCGCAGGCGCAGGCCGCGCAGCTCGCGGCCGACAAGGCGCTGGGCCTCACCGACGCATCGAAGCGCCTGGTCGGCGAGTTCGACGGACTCGTGAAAAAGGGCGAGAGCGTCTCCGAGGCACTGGCCAAGGTCGCCAAGGACCTCGAGCTGGACAACCTCACCGGCATCCGCGACGCGATCACCGCGCTCGACGCGCTGGCGCAGCAGGGCAAGATCACCGGCCAGCAGGTGCGCGAGGCGCTCGCCGGCGCGCTGAAGGGCGAGGACCTCGCCGTCTTCCGCATCCAGGCGCGCGCCGCGTTCGACGAAAGCGAGCAGGGCGCCCGCAGGTTCGCGGCGGCCGTCGCCGCCATCGACGCCGAGGCGCTGCGCCGCGCGGGCACGTCGATCGAGGAACTGCGCACCGGCTTCAGCCAGGCCGCGAACAGCGCGATCAACGACGTCGCCGCGCTGAACGACGCGATCAACCGCCTCGGCCTCGCCGGCGAGGATGCACAGCGCGCGGTGGCTCGGTCGCTGGACGCTGCGACGCAGGCGGCCGGCACGCAGCGCGCGGTCGAAGACCTGATCGGCCGCATCGCGCAGCTCGGCGAGGAAGGCGCGCTGTCCGGCAAGCGCCTCGAGGACGCCTTCGTCAAGGCAATCGACAAGGCCGTCGAGTTCGGCGAGACCGATCGGGACCTGCGCAAGGTCGAGCAGGCGATCAAGGACATCATCGCCGCGAACCCGCAGATGGCCGCAGCCTTCGAGGGCTCGCTCGACAAGCTGAAGCAGAAGGTCGTCGAGGTCACCCCGTACCTACGCCAGCTCCAGGCCGACGCGCGGCAGCTTGGCGTGCAGCTCGAGGACAGCACGTCGAAGGGCGTCACCGCCTCGATCCAGGCCTACGAGCGGCTGAAGGCCAGCGGCAAGCTCAGCACCTCCGAGCTGCAGCAGGCCTTCGGCAACCTGGCGGCCCAGCTGATCAAGCAGTCGAACGGGCAGGTCTCCGACTGGCTGAAGGTCGAGGCGCAGATGCGCAACGTGCGTATCGAGGTCGACGCCAACGGCAAGGCCGCGATCGACTTCGGCAACGCGGCGAGCGGGGCGTTCAACCAAGCTGCCGGCAGCCTCTCGGGCATCGGCAGCGCGCTCGATCAGCTGAACTCGAAGCTCACCCAGACGGCGGCATCGCTGTCCTCGGTTTACGACGCGGCGACGAAGGCGCGCAAGGCCGCAGACCTCAGCGTCCTCGGCAACGTCGACAGCAGCGGCTTCACGCTGGGCCCGGACGGCCAGCGCTTCACGGTCTCGCGGCAGATCGACGTGCCGGACGGCTACACCTTCGACAACGCCGCCTTCCAGCGCGCCCAGCGCAACGCCGCGCTGACGGGCGGCCCGGCTCCCGACCCGGCGAACTTCTACGTCGCCCCGAGCCCTGGCCTGTTGGAGATCACCGACGAGAGCGCCGCGGAGCAGGGCCTCATCCGCAACGGCAGTGCCGGCTACAGCCCGCTCGGTGCCAACCGACAGCAGGCCGAGCTGCAGCGGCGCGCGGCAGAGGCGGACCGCATCGCCCGGCAGAACGCTGCGGCGCGGGCGGCCGCTTCGGGCGCCACGACCACCAACGTGCAGATCGTGCGCCTGCAGATCGGCAGCTCGTCGACCGACGTGCGCGTCTCCAGCGCCGCAGACGCCTCGGCCCTCACGTCCTTCATGGATCAACTGGCGGCAGCCGCGCGCTCCGCCGGCATCAACATCAGCGGCTGACCCATGAACACGCTCACCTACGGCGCGACGACCATCACGCTGCCCGACGACCTCACGTGGCCGGACGAGTGCAGCTGGCCCAAGGTGGCGCAGCGCCGCGGCTACAGCGTCACCGGCGCGCTGCTGGTGGAGGCCGGCTCCAAGGCGGCCGGCCGTGCGATCACGCTGGCCGGCGGAGAGAACTTCGCCTGGATGGCGCGCAGCGCGCTGCTCTCGCTCAAGGCCCTGGTCGAGCAGGCGGGCATCACGATGACGCTGTCCTTCCGCGGCACGAGCTACTCCGTGATGGTCGACTGGGAAGCCGGTGGCCTGCAGGCCGTGCCGGTGGCCGAGTTCAGCGATCCGGCGGCCGCCGACTTCTACTACTTCACGCTCCACCTCATGCAGGTCTGACGCACCATGGCCATCCTCTCTTCGAACCTCAAGCTCTTCGCCTCGCAGCGCTACGTAGACGAGGCCTACGGCGGCGGACGCATGTCGGCCACGCTGGTGCAGGACGGGGTCGGCAACAACGTCTTCCCCAACATCGCCGAGGCAGACCACGTGGCCGGCCGCGTGCAGATGCGGAAGGTCTACGGCGCGGTGCTCTCGGCGAACGACGACACGCTGCTCACGGCCGGCATCGACCTCACGACGCTGCCGGCCGACGGCAACGTGGACGTGGTGGCGTTCGCCTGGGGTGATCACACGACCACGCGTGCCGATGCCGCGGCGGCGCTGGCAAGGTTTCCCTACGTCAAGGATCCAGCCGCCGGTGGTACCTACGACTCCGGCACCGGGGTATTCAATCCGGTGCCCAGCGCTGGCGCCCGGATCGTCATCGGGTTGCTGAACACGGTCACCACCATCGTCGGGGGAACTCCGGTGACCACGGAGGTGGAGACGGAGTTCGGCGGCGCGATACTGCCGCGCGGGGTCTTCACCGTCGATTCGGTAGGCCCGGTGGTCCTCTCTCCGGTGCCGAACTGGGGTTCCACGGCGGTCAACCGGTGGGCCGGAATCTTGGCAAACCCGCAGGCACCGAAGTGCGTGGCCGTGGCTCTTCTCACCGCCACGAGCGGCACCAACAGTGTCGAGGTGGACCGTCTCGACGCGCGTGCCATCCCGAACGTCACACCGTACCCGGCGGCGCCGAACGGTCTCGCGTCAGAAGGCCTGCGCTACGCCTACGGCAAGGTCCCCATATTCCGTCCTGGCGACAAGGTGATCCTGCGCAACGGCGCCACCGTGGAGCTGGCGCTGATCCAGTCGATCGACTACCGCGGCACCATCACCTTCCAGTCGGCCCTGGTCAACAGCTTCCCGAGCGGATCGAAGATCTGCGCCATCGTCGACCTGGGCGACATGCAGGCTTCCGTCGGCATCGTCTTCGAACAGCAGGCCTGGACGCGCGTCTTCAGCGACACGCTGATCGGCGGCGCGCCGGACGCTGCGTACGACGTCACATCGTTCCCGATCGCGGTTCAGAACATCGGCGCCGAGACCGAGCGCTGGGCGATCGTGTTCACCTCGAGCACCGCCTTCAAGCTCATCGGCGAGAGCTTCGGCCAGATCGCCACCGGCAGCACCGCGGCGGACTTCGCGCCGCTCAACCCGATCACGAACCAGCCCTACTTCACCATCGACAAGGATGGATGGGGCTCAGGCTGGGGCATTGGCAACGTGCTGCGCTTCAACACGCTCGGCGCGCGCAAGCCGTTCTGGCTCGCGCGCTGCGTCTCGCCGGGCGCCGCCAACGGCGCCGACGGCGTGACGGTCGACCTGCGCGGGAGCGTCTGAGTGGCCGACGTCTCCACCACCGTCGAGGCGCCCTGGGACGACGGCGCGCCTGTCGCGGCGCTGGTCGAGGTGCCGTGGGACGATGCCACGGCCATCGGGAGCACCGGCGGCGCCTGGACGGCGCCGCCGGCCCCGCCGGGCGGCACACCGACGGGCCCGAACACCGTCGCCGACTTCGTGATCCCCCGTCAGGCGGTCTACGACGTGGCGCACGTCGTCACCGTCATCGATCAGCGCGACGGGCTCCCCGTCGAGCTGGAGTCGATGTCGCTGAGCTGCGACGAGGCCTCGGTGTGCTGGACGCTCAGCGCGGCCGGACCGGCGGCACTGTTCGAGCGCCTGACCACCGGCGACGAGCTGCCGATCCTGGACATCACGATCGACGGAATGCAGTGGATCTTCGTGGCCGAGAGCGTGCAGCGCTCGCGCGAGTTCGCCGGCTCGGGCGTGCGCATCACCGGCCGCAGCCTGACCATACTGGCTGGCGAGCCTTACCAGTTCGTGCAGAACTGGGTCAACGACGGGCCCACGACGGCGGCGCAGATCGCTGAGCAGGCCCAGGTCTTCACCGGCCTCGAGCTGGAGTGGCAGCTCGAGGACTGGCCGGTTCCAGACCGCGTGTGGACCTTCAGCGGATCGCCGCTGGCCGTGGTGCAGCGCGTGGCCGAATCTGTCGGCGCTGTACTGCGGAGCGCGCGCAACGCCAACAGCATCGCCGTGATGCCGCGCTACCGGCTGCTGCCCAACGAGTGGCCGGAGACCGCGCCGGACGTGGACATCCATGTCGAGGCCGTGATGACGGACAGCTTCGAGCGCAGCGACCGCCCAGCCTACGACGGCATCTACGTCTCCGGCCAGCAGCAGGGCGTGACGTGCCTGGTCAGGCTGGCCGGCACCGCCGGCGAGCGCGCGGCGCCGCTGGTGACCGACCTGCTGATCACCGACAGCGTCGCTGCCCAGCAGCGCGGCGTGGCCGAGCTCGGCGCTGCCGGGCCGCAAGCCATCGTGCGCATGACGCTGCCGGTGCTGACGGACGCAGGGGCGCCAGGCGTGCTCGAGCTGGGCTGGCTCTGCCGGGTGTTCGACGGGTTCTCCAAGTGGTGGGGCGTCGTTCGCGCGATCACCGTCGACGTGGCGTTCCCGAGCGTGATGCAGACCGTCACGCTCGAGCGGCACCTGGGCTACGCCGAGGGCACGTCGGCGGTCGAGGAAGAGGAGCCGGCCGCGCCGCCGGCGCCGCCCGCCGGTGCCGCCATCGGCTGGCTCGACCTGGTGACCGACCCGGACGGTACCGCCGCGCACGCGAACAGCGGGTTCGCGCAGTTCGTCTTCGGCTTCGAGCCGATCATCGTGAACACCAGCATGTACGCGGGCGTCGTCGGCTTCGCCGGCGAGAGCGTCAGCTGGTCACCGACCTGGACGCCGGTCAACTCCGGTGATCCGTCGCCGACGCTGACGCCGCTGTCCGGTGGTCGCGTACAGGTCGAGTGGGCGAACGCCGGTGGCTTCCCGCCCAACACCTACCCAGGCCTGCTGGTGCTGGGCGCGACTGTCGACGGCGGGTCTGTCGCGACGATCGAGGTCGTCGCAGCCGACGCGTTCTATGACACTTTCACCTGGGGGCCGTCGCCATGAGCATCACCGCGGTGGTGCTGTCGGCCGGCGCCTACGCACGGGCCTGGCCGGGCATCGAGGTGCTGGTGCACCGCAGCGTCATCCGCAACGCCGCCGAGCTGCAGCACGGGCGGTTCGAAGCCGCCATGCAGGTGCGCACGCGCAGCTTCTTCTTCCTCGACGACGACGACGACCTGGCGCGCGACTACCTCGAGGTGCTGGAGCGTTGCCAGGGCGCCGGCGCGCCGCTTGCCTACACCGACGAGATCGTGGCGCAGCCAGACGGTACTGCCTTCGTGGCGACCCGAAAGCCGTACGACCGCGCCGCACACTTCCGCCGGCCTCTCGACATCCATCACCTCGTGCTGTGCGACACCGCCGCGGCGCGGCGCAGCATCGCGAGGCTGCCGCGCGGGCACTACGCGCCGGAGGTCATGCTGTACTGGGACCTGGCGCGTCAGGGTGCCGTCTACGTGCCAGGCGCGCCCTACATCTGGCGCCGCCGTCCCACCGGCATGCACCGCTGGCCGTGCACCAGCATCAGCCAGATGCGCGCGCTGCTCTGGGCGAAGGCCAACCCATGAGCACCAACCTCTACCGCCGCCTGCGTGCGCTGCTGCCGCTGCCGCAGGTGCTGGTCGGCACCGTGGTCGAGATCCACGCCGACGACACCAGCAGCGTCGAGCTGCCCGGCTCCGGCGACGCGACCGGCTACCCTGGCAACGTAGCCACCGGTTCGCTGCTGCGCGTGCGTGGCTCGGGCGTGGATGTAGGCAAGCGCGCCTTCATCCGCGCCGGCGTGATCGAGAGCGAAGCGCCGGCCGGCGACATCCTCGAGATCGAGGTCGGCCGCATCGTCGTGCAGCCGCCACCCGGCGAGGTGGAGTGGTGGCTGTTCGGCGACGACATCGCCGGCACCACGCCGCCGGCCGCCGGGTCGCAGATTGCGCCGCCCGGCGCCGGGGTGCTGACGATCACCGGCGCCACCGGATGGCTGCAACGCCGGCGCGTCGAGCGCACTGCCAGCGGCACGGTGCTATCAGCGTCCATCTCGGTGAGCGGCGACGCGCCGACCACGACCTGGATCCCCACGCCTGGCAGCCCTGCGCCGGACAGCTCGGCGCCGGTGATCACCCTCCACGACCCGACGCTGGGCCTGTGGAAGCTCGACGTCCCGCTGGTCTCTTCCACCACCTGGACCGGTGGCGTGCTGCTCGTGCGCGGCCAGTACGACCTCGCGCTCACCTTCGTCCCGCCGGCCGGCGCCGTGCTGGCGTCGGCGAGCTGGCAGTACCTGATCCCATGACCTGCGCCCTCTCCGACGCGGACCGCGCTGCGCTCCGCGCGGCGAGGCGCGACCTGGTCGACCTCATCCGTGCCTGCATCGACCCGAGAACGGGCCGCCAGCGCACGCCTTCGCGTGCCGCGCTGCTGCGCGCGCTGCGCACCCTTCCTGACCTTCCCGAGGTGCCCAACGATGAAACGACTCCTCTTCCTGTTCCTGCTGCTCTGGCACCTCTTGCCAGCCCAGGCTGCACCGGCCTGCATCCCAGGCCTCTACGGTGACCAATTCCCAGGCTCGACCATCACCGGCCCGCTGCGCGGCGACCGCGGCTGGTACGGCTGGGGCTGGTGCCGCAATGCGCAGGGCGAGCCCTATTCCATGTCCTTGATCTGCGCACACGGCGAGTGCACCTCGGACATCGGCGGACAGGTCGGACGCACGATGGCCGACCTCGGTCGGAAGTTGATCGGCTCCACGAAGCGCGAAGTCTACGGAGCGTGGTGGGATGCCAATGCGCTGGCCTACCACTGCCGTGAGAACGATGGTGCACAGGTGACGGAGCCGAGTTCGCCGAGAGGGCTGGCCTGCGCCGAGCTGCGAGCCTTGCTGGCGGCTGACCTGGCGAGCTTCTATACCCCGCCGCCGCCGCCTCCCCCGCCTCCCGTCTACACCCACGCGGTCAAGGTCAACCCGGCGTGCACCCTGCCGACTGGCTGCACACGCCCTGTCTACCTGCTGGCCAACGGCGTTCGCGGCACAGCCGCGGTGGGCCGCGCCGAGGTTGGCCAACCCTGCGACCTCAGCAAGCCGACGGCGGCGAGCGGCGCCGACGTGTGGGCCTCGTTCGGCCCTCTCTTCGAAACCGGGAAGGTGGCCCTATGCGCAAGAGGCACCCCAGCGGCCGCGCAGTGAGCTACGAGGCGTCCATCAAGGCACTCGACGAACTCGATCTGCGATTCCACACGTCGGACGTGGCCCGCTTCAGGTCACACCTTCGCGTGACCGCCGATCACAACCTCGAGGCGCTGCGCCGGGTCATTGCGGCCGACCCCATGAACACGAGATTCCCACCTCCGCCGGCCACGACCACGAAACCATGAATGCACTGGAGAGACGAGATGAGCGACATCGAAACCGAGCCGATGCCCCTCAGCGGAGATCGGCGGCAGCACCGCAAGCTACTTCGCTTCGACCCGACCGTGTCGAGCGGCACCGTGATGCAGCTGGTCGTGTTGGTGGGCGGCTTCGCATCGGCCTACGCCACATACCAGTCTGACCGCGCGACTCTGCGCCTGGAGATCGAGCAGATCAAGGCTTCTGCCCTGATCGACAAGCAGCTGGCCAAGGAGTCGCTGTTCGAGCCGAAGGCCGACGTGCGCAAGGTGCAGGAGACCATCACCTCGGTGGACAAGACGCTGACTGGCATCCAGGCCAGGCTGAACGCGGCGGAGAAGGGTGGCAAGCCATGAAGCTGATCCCGCAGTGGCGCCGCGCGTGGCGCATGTTCTCGGTGCAGGCGATGGCCGCGGCCGGCGTGCTGCAGGTGGCCTGGGAGACGCATCCGGAGGCCATCAAGGCCGTCGTCCCGGCGAGCTGGGTGCCGTGGATCACCGTCAGCGTTCTGCTGTTCGGCATCGCCGGGCGCCTCGTGAAGCAGCGCGGCGTCGACGCGCAGGGCGACGCGCCATGAGCGACTGGCTCTACTTCACGCGGCTGCGCTTCACCGGCAGCTCAGGTGTGGCGAAGCTGCGCGGCCGCGCCGTGGAACTGGCCGAGTGCCCGCAGTTCCTCGAGCACCGCATCGCCGAGATCGACTACATGCCCGAGGTCCACGCGTGCCAGATCCGCGACGAGTTGGGCGGCTGGCGCGAGATGAAGGACTTCGAGATCGCGGCGGCCGACGCGCTGCTGCGAAGGCTGTGCGGCGGAGGCTCGCATGCGCCCGCTGCCTGACCCGAGGCTGCCCTGGCCCATCGCGCTGGCCGGCGTGTACGAGATCGCGAACAGCGAAGGCCTGCGGCTGCGCGCCTATCGCTGCTGGGCCGGTCGCTGGTCCTGCGGCTGGGGCGAGACCGACGGCGTCGGGCCGACGACCCAGTGGACGAAGGAGTACGCCGACGGCCGTCTCTGCGACAGCCTGGCCGATCTCGCCGAGCGCGTGCGCGCGCTGTGCACCGACGCTCCGACCGACGACGAGCTCGCCGCGATGGTCTCGCTGGCCTACAACATCGGGCCGACCGCGTTCGCACGCTCGACCGTGCTGCGGCAGCACAACGCCGGCAACCGGCAGGCCGCCGCCCGCGCCTTCGGCCTCTGGAACAAGGCGCGGAACCCGCGCACCGGCCAGCTCGAGGAGCTGCCCGGTCTGACAGCGCGCCGCGCGCGCGAGGCGGCGCTGTACCTGAAGCCCGACGACGACGCCGACGTGCCGATGCCGCAGGTCGTCGACGGTGAATCGCCGATCGCGCGGAGCCCGATCAACGCCGGTGGCGCCGCGGCGGTGGGCGCGGGCGCGCTGACGGCTGCCACGCAGGCCGCGGACCAGCTGCAGCAGGTCTCGGGCGTGTTCAGCACGGTCAAGGCCGCGGTGCAGCAGTTCGCCGAGTTCGTCGGCGTGCCGCCAGGGATGTTGCTCGCGGCCGCGCTGATGGCGGTGGGCGTCATGGTGATGCAGCAGCGGCGCCGGCAGCGCGCGGAGGGGTGGGCGTGATGGGCGCGCTGTCGAGCAAGCTCCGCAACGTCGCCGGCGGCGGCCTGACCTTCTGGTGTGCTGGATGCCGCGAGGCGCACACCGTGTGGACTGGTCAAGGGCCGGGCCCGCGCTGGACCTGGAACGGCGATGTCGAGCGGCCGGTGTTCGGGCCAAGCGTGCTCGTGCGCACCGGGCACTATGCCGATGGCAAGAGCCCAGCGGACTGCTTCATCTGCCAAGAACACCGCGCCCATCCAGACGATGATCACGGCAGCTGGCGATGCACCATCTGCCACACCTACGTCGGCTGCAACGGCGCCCAGCCAGGCGAGATCATCTACCTGAGCGACTGCACCCACGATCTCGCCGGCAAGGTGATCCCGCTGCCGGACATGCCGCAGTATCGCGAGCGCGACTGCGGCGCCGAGGGCGGAACGTGATACGCGCGCTGCTCGGCCTCGCCGGCCGTGTGCCGCTGACGGCTTGGGTCATTGCCGCGCTGCTCGCCTGGGGCGGCTGGAATCGCTGGCAGGCGCAGCGCCACGAGGTCGCGGCCACTGCAGCAGCCGCCAGCGCGCAATCGCACGCCGAGGCCACCAGCCACGAGCGCCAGGCGCGCGAGGTAGAACAGAAGGCCGCGAAGGCGGCGAAGGAGCAGGCCGATGCGAACGACCGACTGCGCAAGCGTGACGCGGCTGCTGCTGCTGGCGCTCGTGCTGAGCTTGACCGGCTGCGCGGCGACCTTGCCGCCGCCGCCGAACCAGGTGCAGCCGCCTCTGGTGCAGCCGCCGCCGGCCGAGCTGATGGAGCCGCCGGTGCCCGGGTCGTGGTCGGAAGCTGTGCGGCAACGGCTCTTGAGGTGGCGGAAGCTGCTGACGACGCCGAGCGAAAGCTGATCGGCCTGCAGGCCTACGTCGGGCAGCTGCTCGAGGCGCTTCCGGCGTGCGTGGCGCGGTAGAAGGTGGGGAACTTCTTGCCCGCCAGGGCGCGAAACATGCTCAATCCGCGCTACGCGCGCCGGCGCCTCACCTCGGAAGCAACCTGCGCGGGTAGCGCGCCGCTCGATTGCAAATCCGTGTAGGTCGGTTCGACTCCGGCCCGCGCCTCCA